AACTTGCTCTAGCTTTTCCTTCTTGGGAAAAGTTTTGTGGTAACAAAGTTTATAAAAGAGATAATCAAAAACGAGGTATCAAAGCAGGTGTACCTGTTCCTATTTATAAAACTGAAATATTCAATGCTAATTCAAGAGACCACATTGCAGATAGATTAATTAATGTTCTGGGTTGGAAGCCTAAAGATTTTACTCAAACAGGCAAACCAGAAGTTAATGAAAAAGTTTTGAGTTCACTACCTTATCCTGAAGCTAAACTTATTTCTGAACATTTAATGATACAGAAAAGATTAGGTCAATTGAGTGATGGTGAACAAGCATATTTAAAATTAAACAAACAAGGAAAAATTTATGGAAAAGTTATTACAAATGGTGCGGTCACAGGCAGATGTACTCATCACTCACCAAATCTGGCACAATGCGTGGCTAGTGGTTCGGAGTATGGTAAAGAATTTCGTTCCTTATTTAATTGTCCTACCGATATGGTTATGTGTGGTCTTGATTTTTCTGGTTTGGAGTTGCGTGTGTTGGGGCATTACCTGCATAATTATGACAATGGGAATTTTTCAAAAACACTTTTGGAAGATGATATTCATACCGCCAATCAAAAAGCTACAGGACTTGCCACACGTGCTAAAGCTAAAACTTTTATATATGCTTTCATTTATGGTTGCGGAGATAAGAAGCTCAGCGAAATACTTGGTGTCACTAACCAAGAAGCCAAAAGAGTAAGAGAAAGATTTACAAAGAACTTACCTGCACTAGCAATCTTAATAGATGCAGTAAAACAAAAATTTAGAAACTATGGTTATCTAAAAGGTTTAGATGGTCGTAAACTTTTATGTAGAGCAGAGTACAGTTCTTTAAATACATTAATCCAATCCGCAGGTGCTTTATTAGTAAAACAAGGAACAATAATTATGAATGAAGAATTAAATAAAGCAGGTTTTAAATTTGGAGAAGACTATGCAATGGTTTTACATATCCATGATGAAATGCAGTTCATAGTAAAGAAAGAGAAGTTAGAGTTATTTAAGGAAATAGCTAAATCAATTTTTAAGAAGACCCAAGACTTCTTTAATTTCAGAACAGAGTTAGATGGTGAAATTAAAGTTGGCACTAATTGGAGTGACACACACTAAAGCTAAACCTGACTTTGACTTAGATTTAAAATTCGGTCAACAACATGAAAACGAACTTCAAAAAGCTATAGAAGGTAAGATTGAATGTAAGACAGATAGAATATGTCAAAAGACAGGTAATGTATTTATAGAGATAGAAAGTAGAGGTAAACCATCAGGTATCTACACTACTAAATCACCATTCTATGCCATTTGTTTATGGGTAGAAAAAAGAAAAGATAATGTTTGGGTTTTAATACCAGTCAAAATTCTAAAGAAATTAATGAAGTCATACCCCATTAAAGCAGGTGGGGATAATTGGACTTCTAAAGGTCACATCATTCCAAAAGAAGATTTACTCAATTTAACAATATGAAGAAGAAAAAGTTACTTCTTCCTGAAATTCAGGAGAGTGACTTTCCATACAAATTTTATATGTGTTGGTGGAGTGACATTGTTTCAGACAGTTCATGGTCACCACTTCCACAGATAAAAAAATCCAAGACCGCAGTTTGTATAACTATGGGTTGGTTAATTTCTACAACAAATAAAAAATATGTTTTCATTGGAGACTTAAATTTCCATGAAGATGGAACTGTCAATGAGGGTGGTAACTCAACAATCATACCAAAATCAAATGTACTGAAACTGAAGGAAATAAAATTATGACAGAACTAACAGATGCTCATTTTCATTTACATAGTGAAAATAAAGCAAAGAAACATGAGAAGAAGAAAATGTCTAATATGAATGACTTTTTCGATAATCACAACAAAGTGATGATAGTAGATGGTGACCTAGTTATTTACAAGATTGCTTCTAGTTTAGAAGAACCTATTGACTGGGGAGATGATGTATGGACTTTACATTCTGACTTGGGTAAAGGCAAAACTATCCTACAACAAACTATAAATCACTATAAGGAAAAAACTAAATCTAAAGAAGTTATCTTTGCATTTTCTGACAAAAATAATTTCAGAAAAAAATTAGACAAGACTTATAAATCACATAGAAAAAATATTAGGAAACCTATTTGTTATGCACCATTAAGAAAGTGGGCAGAACAAACTTATAATTTTTATACGTTACCTAATTTAGAAGGTGATGATGTAATAGGAATATTAGCAACACAACATTACAAAACTAATAATGTAATTATATCTGGTGATAAAGATATGAGAACAATTCCAACATGGCATTGTTTTATTGGTGATGACCAATTGGAATATGTTGATGAAGAAAAAGCTAATTACAATTTCTGTACTCAGGTTTTAGTTGGAGATAGTGCTGATGGCTATACAGGACTAAAAGGTTGTGGTGCAGTTAAAGCATCAAGAGTTCTTTTAGATAAGAAGACTATTGATGATATGTGGGAAGCAGTCATTAAAGAGTATGAACGAGCAGGACAAACTTTTGAAGACGCATACCACCAAGCAAGACTAGCAAGAATACTTCGTAAAGATGAATATGACTTTGCTACCAATCAACCAACATTATGGAATTATAAATATGAATACTACAGAGATACTAGAGCAAACAAAAAAGCTAGTTAGTACCGACAGGGAAGACAAGCATGGTGATAAAGTTAAAAACCATGAAAACATAGCTAGGTTATGGACTGGCTATATCCAAAATAAAACAAAGCTAACTATAGTTATTAAGCCTGAAGATGTAGCTAATCTTATGGTTTTACTAAAAGTAGCTAGAACTCAAGAAGGTCAACACAACATTGATGATTACGTTGATGCTTGTGGTTACTCAGCAATTGCAGGAGAGATTGCTGAGAAACGAACTGAATTAAGTACCACTTTAGGAGAAAACAATGCAGAAAAAGATAGAAGTACCAATACTAAGTAAGGAACTAATTGATTATCTTGATGTTCTTTTCCCAGAGCAATGTGCAGACCTTAACGATAGCGACAGACAAATTTTTTATAAATCAGGTCAAAGGTCAGTCGTTAAGCATCTAAGAGAAAAATATAATTTACAACAGGAGACATGATATGTGTTCATTTTCAAGACCGAGCATACCACCACCTGCACCTGAGCCAATCCCAGAAACACCACCAGTCGTAACAAGTGCTACAACTAAAAATGATGCACCTAAAATGGCAGATAGTGCTTCTTCAGTAGAAACATCAAGTGTTCAAAAGAAGAAACGTGGGAGAGGAAGTTTAAGAATACCTTTAGCTTCATCAGGTTTATCAGGAAGTGGTGTTAACTTTCCAACAGCGTAATGTGTACCGCAGGTAGAACACCAAAAGTTAAATCGTTAAATGACGAAAGTGTCAAAACATATTCGGAGATGAAAAGTCAAGGTTTAGGTTTAGATAAATTACCCAAAGGTGGTGCTACTGCAACAGGTAAGAAAAAAGAAGAATACAATAATGCAGTTAGTAGAAGAATATTAAGTGCAAAAAATATCAGAGGTGGAAGAACTGGTTTAAGAATACCTACAAGCAATATTCAATCTGGTAGTGGACTTCAAATATAATGGAACAATATAAATTAGATACATCAACTGTAGCTAAAGATAAATCTTTGCTAGAAAGTCAATACACTAAGATGGAGATAGATAGAGAAGTCTATCTTGAAAGAGCAAGAAGGGTTGCAGAATTATCTATTCCACATTTATATCCACCTAAAGGAAACAACGAAGCTACAGAATATCCTACACCATATCAATCAGTAGGAAGTAGAGGTGTTACAAACCTAGCATCTAAATTAATGTTAGCATTGTTTCCACCACAAGCACCATTCTTTAGATTAGATGTAGATGAACTTGTTTATAAACAAATTGAAGGTGACCCAAAACAAAAAGCAACAATTGAACAAGGTCTAGCTAAAATTGAAAAAGCTGTCATGGACAGCATTGAAGAAAATAACGATAGAGTAGCCTTTTATGAAGCATTAAAACATTTAATAGTTTCAGGTAATGTTTTATTAAAAATTACAGATGATGGTTTAAGAACTTATTCATTAAATAA